TTGAAGTGTTAAAGCGTTTTGACCAATAGCAACATTATTTGCATGAGCATCTTCTGTCATTAATGCTCCACTACCAATAGCAATATTAGAATCCCCAGTAGTAAGTGCCGTACCTGCATTTTTACCAATTACAACATTGTTAAAAGCACCACTTGCAATGGAGTTACCTGCGTTTTCACCGAAGCGGACGTTATCTGTTCCTGCTGAAGCCGTGATGATATCTGCGCCATCTGCAAAGGTGACATCTGCCGCAAAGTTTACAGCACCGTCTATATCAACAACGTCTAAGTTAGTTGTGCCATCAATATCTATATCGCCTGATATATCCAAGGAAGCGCCTGTTAAGACTCCTGCGACAGTTAATGTACTAGCCATATCCACAGCGCCGTCAATATCAACAACGTCTAAGTTAGTGGTGCCGTCTACGTCAATGTCGCCTGAGATGTCTAGGGATGCTGCTACAATTTCACCTGAAACATCTACAGCACCATTTATATCAATAGTGGTAGAAACTATTTGTATTTCTGTATCTGCTACTATATCTAACTGACCGTCAGCACTTGAGTAGATATATAACCCTGTATCTCTAAATTGAATTTTATTGTTTGTGTTAACTGTCCAAGCACTATTAAGATTAGCACCATCTAAAGCTAAACCAGTAGAAGCGTCTATGTCTACTATAGGGGAAGTAATTTCTAGTTCTCCGTCAGCGAATAAATCTAACTGACCATCAGTGCTTGAGTTCAAACCTATCGCACTATCTCTAAAAGTTAGTTTTATTGCTGCGTTTAGTAGTAAAGCACTATCAGCTACGTGTGTTAAAGATACGTCTCCGTCAGCACCAAAGCTCAATACTGCTCCATCCGATTGAAGTTTTAAGTCATCATCTACAAATAGATCTGGTACGGCTAAGTCTTGTAGCATGTCATAAACTACTCCACCTGAACCTGCACCGTCAGTAGCTATCATCTTAGTTTGACTTGCTAGTATTGCTACATTTGCGCCACTTCCACAAGTAAATGTTAACGTGTAACTAGTAGCGTTTTCTATAACCCACACTTTAGAGGATGTGTTAGGTAAAAGCGTAACAGTACAAGCTTGACCACCACCCGTGAGTTTAAGATACATTGCTCTATCAGAATCAAGTGCTCCGTCTGCGATAGTTATATTATCAGTAGAAGCGTTAGCTATGGCTCTTGTGCCGTAACCTAAAGCTTGTCCTATTATTTCTAAATTAGTGTTTGTACTAGTTCCCCAAGTTCCAGATTCATCACCTGTGGCGATTTCTTTTAACCTGAGATTGTTTACGTAAGTTGCCATTGTTTATCTCCGTGCAAATTTATTATAAGTTGTTTTTTCATAAAAGTTAAGCCACTTCTTCCCAATTTGGAGAATTACTCGTTATTATAGGGTTCCATGTAGTTGTTTCATCATCAATTGCGTCGCTCCAGACGAAAATACTTCCATTATTTGATACTGCTTCTTCAAGTTCAGGGTAGATATTAGCTGGTGCTATTACACTCACATCAGCACCGTTAGTTCTAGCAACCATTGAGTAACCAGTAACGGATATGTTGTTATCAGTTGAGAGTGTTGCAGTACCTAAAGCAGAAGTTCCAACTGTTCCACTACCTGTTAAAGTAACAATTGCTTCACCGTCTACAGCTACTGAAAGACTACCGACTGACCCTGCTAAACCTGGAACTGAAGCTATAGCTTGAGCGTTTACACCTGCTTGAGGTGCGCCAACTGTGGCTGCTGAGGGTGCTGTAAGAGTAACTGGTATAGTGCCTTCGCCAAAAGCAAGGTCCCCAAAACCAGCTCTACCCCAACCACTTAGTAGCTGAGCCATTTTACGCTATTCTTATAATCGCTGTGCTTGCTGCTGCTGCTGGAAAAACGATAGTGAAATCGCCTGAGGTGGAAGTTTTATCTCCCCCAAAGTCAATTGCTGCTACTGCTTTATCACTATTAGTGTCATTGTAAATAAGACACCCTCTAGCAGTAACCGTAGCGTCACTAAAAGTTAAGTCAGAGAAATCTGTAAAACCAGTTGTACCACTTGAAGTAGGGGCTATGTTTGTAAGTGCTGCACCTGTAGCAGTGTAGTTAGTACCACTAACTTCATTTGTACTTGAGTATGCAGTTGTAGTAGCACCTAGTGACGCTGAACTTGTGTACAAAGCTAACTTAAAACTGTTTCCACCTGAAGCAGAAAAATTGTGGGTAGCCTCTAAAAGTTCTTTTTTAAAACTAGTTGTTAATGTTGATGTAATTGCCATTATTTAATTTCCTTTAAAATCTTAGCCATGTCTTCGTGACCTTGAATAGTTAGTTCTCCGTTCAATGTTACTACATGACTCTTCATTGCCTGTTTAATATGATATAATACCTGTTCATAAATAGCTAGTCTGTATGCTTCTGCTTGTTGACGTATGTGTGGAGCAGCATTTTCAGAAATACCACAAATTCGTAATGTACAACGTTCTGCCCAAAACTCTGGTGAGTGACCTTTGAAATCAGTTGTAGCTACGCCTATAGTACCTAACCCAACTTCTGTATCTATTTCAATCATGCTTGTGGTTCTCTTCTAATTTCATCGTATCTATATTGATCTCTAGTATCTTTTGCTTCTCCTAAATTTTTAAGAGAATTTAAAGCTTCTTGAAAACGTTGTTCATATACTGGTATAGATTCAAAATTCTTTAAGTAAACGCATGCTTCTACTAAAGCACCGTATAACATCGCGTTCATTGCATTTTCTGATAACCAAGTTATTCCACTACTTGCTTGTGTTAATGAAGTTGGTCGATAAAAATAATGTATTTCAAAAGTAAAAGAACTTGAAGGAGTAGGAGCTATCAAAAATTTAGTTTCATCAAACTCAGAATAATATTCTGGTACTCCTGTAGTAGTTGGTAACGGTTGATAATCCCTTATAAACGAAACATGTTTTAATTTTAAAAAATTATAGTCTCCATCTGATTCAATAACAGCTAAACTGAAAGGAGCTAAAAAATCACTAGGTGAAGCTAGATATGGATTATTTGCACTAGAAACACCTGTTGAGTTCTTTTTGAACACATCTAATTGTACACCTTTTAATATACGTTCTTCTGCACTTTCAATAAAATTAGGTAGATTAGTTACGAAACTAGTCTCCGTGCTTTCAATATAGTCTTGTATCGCAGTTTTTAATGTTGTAAATGTCCAACTCATGATGATAATACTACTATATTTACAGAACCAACACTACCTGTGACTTCTGTCATGGTGAATTTTGTTCCTATTGTGTTACTGTTTCCTGCAAACATTATAGGTGAACTAACACCGTTACTATCAACAGGGTTAGAAATTATTATTTTACCTAAATGAATAGTCGGGACTGGCTCTGTAGGTCTAGGATCTCTCAATGCTTCTGGGTCTACTCTATGTGTAGTTGGGTCAAGTTGTGGGTGTTTGGGTTCATAACATTCTTCACAAACTCTTAGGTTATTCCATTCTTTTCTAAGTTCTAAATAACCATAAACGAAACCACATCTATCGCACCTAGCTAACGAGTGCTTACCAGAAGCGTAAGCCATTAATAAGAACCTCTTGCTGGAGTAAGGTGAATAGAAGCTCTACTACGGTCTTCCTCTGCAGCAAGTTTAAAATCTTGTTCGTATTGTTGTTTTAACATGCCTGCTTTTTCTGGATTCTTTTTTAAAGCAAGATAATAAGATAGCCCACTAGCCATACAAGGTATAAACCTTGATGGTATTTCAGGGTCTTGATTAGAAGCAGTAGCATCGTCAATTCTTTGTATTGTGTTAGCTACTATACGATATGTATTAGTGTTGTCTGGTGTTGGCCACACGTTTAATACAGGAGTAATCTGTCTGTCTAAAAATATTTGTGTTGGTCTACCTTTTATAGTTTTATCAGGTATGTTTAAATACTCGGTTCTGCCTATACGTTCTACACCTAAATCAGTTGAATTACCAGCACTATCAGTTACTTTAACAACTGCAGAAACTATATCAACATCATAAGAGTTAAGGGTATAACTAGCCGTGCCTGTGCTTAAAAGAGTACTCACTTGTTCTATAGTCCAGAGATTTATACCTCTGTTAGACCAATCAGCAAACATTATGTTTAATGAACGCCTAGCAGTTTCTGCATCATAACCAGTTCTAAGTTCAATACCAGCTAATTCATACGCTTCTTCTATAGTATCAGCTATGCTTAAAGCAAATGTTTTACTTCCAGAAGTTGCCATAATTATGCATGAAACACAGTCATAGTTAGAAACGTAGATACTGTATACTGAAGATAAATACCTGAGCTAAATTTTGTACCTTCGTCTGGTACAAATAAATCCCTAGTTGCAGTAGCGTCAGCTACTGAACCAACTTTCATCACACTTGTTCCAGAAGGAGAAGTAGTGAGAAAATCTAGAAGACCTGCTGTTCCAGTACTAGTGAAAGCAACACCTTTTAATCTTGCGGCACTGATAGTGATAACATCTGCTGCTGAAGCATTAACTCCTGCTGAAACATTACCTGCTGGATTACCTACTGCTGAAATACCAGATATTGTTAAAAAATATTTAGTTCCTGTAGCCGTTCCTGCATTAGCTCCTGTTATAGATTCTGTTTGAGCGTCTCCATTAATATCGGTACCAGTAACAGTAAAAGACTTAGCAGCATCGTTGCCAGCAGAAAGAATTGTTACGATTCTTCCATGACTAAGAGTGACACTACCGCTATCAGCTAAAGCACCCCCTATTACGAGGGCTGCATTATTTCCAACTGCTGCTGCTACTGATATTCCATCGGCATCTAATGCTACTATATCAGCAGTTATTTGTACTGTTTTTAAATTAACAAAAGAATTTCCCATGGTTTACTCCTTAAATAATACCTGTAAGGTTAATTAATGAGTAATCGGTTGTTACATTAACAATCATAACTGTACCAATTACTTGAATAACGTCTCCTGCTGCTGGTCCAACTGCTCCTGCTGCTCCTAGTGGAACTGCATGATTACCAACTACTAGTGTTCCTGAAGTTAATACTGCTTGTGGTCCTGAAACTGCAAACCAACCGTAAGCACTAGCAGCCATATCGACAACTGTTACACCTAGTGTAGCACCTGTAGTTGTAGCAGCTTGAACAATTTGAGCACTTCTTGGATCAGGAATTAAAGTTATTCTTGAACTTGTTGTAATTGCTGTTGCTAAATCATCGTAGCAAGTAATAACAATTGAAGGGTCGGCTGAATGGTCATGTGCTGGATTAGATTTAATTCTAAGCATTTGACCTTCACCTGCTGCATCATTTACATAAAGATACCCATTTGCGTATTGGTTGAGTGTTATGTCAGTGCCAGCAGTTTCTACTGATATAGCTGTTTCACCTGCTGCTACACCTGCTGTTGGGGTTAAGTCAAAGTGATGGGCGATTGAAGCTGCATGGGTTACACATTTACCTGCTGTAACTGCTGCTGCTGCTAATCTACCATAAGCATAAACAGTATTACCGTAAAGTAATCTACTGCCTAAAGGGAATAATTGAGAAAGTCCAGATGTGAAAGGGTCAACAGTACCATACTGGCTTCCGCCTTTACCAACAATAAAATCCGCAGGTCCATATCCTGTTGCTGCTGCATATTGAATGTGCCCACCATCATCAGTATAGATATTACCGTCTGCGTTGATTACCAACCCATCTGTTTCTACACCTGTAGTTGAATTTATATCAATGGTTTTAAAACCATTTTCGGACCTGACTGGTCCACTAAATGTCGAATTTGCCATAATTTCCTCCTAAGGAAATAAGTTCTATTGTCTCGGCTTGTCTGCTAGGTCAGTCGATAGAACAAGTTAATTTATCCTAGAATTTTATTGTATACCCATATTTAGAAAAAAGAAAGGGAGCCGAAGCTCCCTTACTAAATTCGAAAAACGAATTACGCTCCTGGAGAACCGTAGATTCCACGCCAGTCACTGAAGCCAAAAGAGTATCTCTCTCTAGCTTTGTATCTAACGTTTCCAGTCTCAAAATCACCTTCCATGCCTGTTGACATTGCAGATCTAACGAAATGTTTCAATCCATTAGGTGCATCGGTTTTAATGAAGAAAGCGTCTGTGTCAGTCAAGTAATGATTAACAGTATATCCATCAGGGAGCATTCCCATATTTTTCATAGCGTTAATGTCATTATCAGAAGTACCAACTCTACCTGGAGTTTTTAACACTCTCTCAGCTACAAATTGTAGTTGAGGTGGTATAATTAGTTTTCTTGCTTGAACATTCACTTTAATGCCTCTTTCATCAACAAATTTTGATATGTCGATCATTGCATTCTCTAACGAAGTTTCGTTTAAGTCAGCTGCAGTACTTGGCTCATTTGACTGATCCCCACCCGACATAGTTGGATGGTCAGTTGTCATAAGTGGTTTGCCGTCGCCTCCTGGGAAGGAAGTTGAGAAACCATTATTAAGTACATTTGCTGCTTTCACTTGCTTAGTAGTAGCCATTGATCTAGCTAAAGCTTTTGTGTATCTTGAAGAAAGACTATCATAAAGGTTGTCCTCTATTGCTTCTTCAGTTAACGCAAACGCTAAAGCTACAGTTTCGTGGCTGTACCTTGCTGTGAAAGTTTCTTGTGCTGTATCATATGTTACAGATGAGCCTTCGCCTTTGACTGGGGCTTGTCCGAAACCTGATAACATCACTTCTTCCTCAAACGCTCTATCTGAATTTTCTGTATCAAAAATTTCAGAATGTTCGTTTTCGTATCTATCGTACTCAAGACCAAAAAGTGCATTTAGTCCTGGTTCGAGTTCTTTTACTAGTTGAGCTCTGTTAATTGCCATTGTAATTCACCTTTTAGCTGTTGCCGAATACAGAAGCTGGGAACGTTACATATACTCTAGCATGTTCGCCAATAGTGTTATTTGGCTTATCTGGAAAGCCCACTACTGTTGCGATACCACTAGAAGTTGTAACTGTTACACCTTCTTTTGATCGACCGTTGTTAGTATTACCTGCGGTTGTACTAATAGTATTTGTTGTGCCGATAGATGCTTGTGTAGGAGTCCCAGTTGACTGAGCCTCATAAACAATATCTGGATCAACATAAACAAATGCTTTAGCATTCGCAGCACCGAGTGTCGCAACGTCCGCTGTCCACATGTTCGAAAACACTACAGAACCGTCTGTTGCTTGGTATTCTACACCATAAAATACGCCAAGAGGGGTGCCTGTTGCAGTCCCTTGTATAACCAAACCACTAGAAAGATTAACAACATCACCTGAAAAGATTGATGCGTTAGTTCCACTTGCTATTGCAAATTCTTGAGGTCGGATTACTCCACCTGACATATGATAAGCTGGTGTGAATCCATCTGGGGCATTAATATTTGCCATTTTTATTCACCTTTATATAAAATAAATTTTATCTAAGCTCTGATTACTTAATCAGAACCACCTTTACCAAATGTAACCTTAGTTGACCTATTAGGATTACTAATAGGCATCACTTGATTACTTTCTCTCATAAGATCATTGTCTACTGCTTCGATTTGTTGGTTAGCCATATTTTGATAATAAGCTCTCCTTTCTTCGACAGTCTCCATGGGCATCTTTGCGAGAATTAAGCCACCAACTCCTATGACGCCAGCATGTCTACCTTCATCAACAGTGGGAGCTTCAAAATCTGGATGATCTTCTGCTCTTACGGGTTCCCAACCTTCACGTATACGTTTTGACATATTCGCTGGGTCGCTTCTCCCTATCATTGATTCTCGTATCCATCTGTACACATAGCCCTGCGGTGGTGTAGGTGCGTCTAAAATAGACGGGGGTTGCCATGGTTTTCGGCGAGATATTTTATCTCGACTCTCAGCAGATCGTGGACTTCGATCTGTATCAGTAGTTTTAATTTCATCTACCATTTTTAGTCCTCCTTAACATGCTTAGCATATTCTTCTAGTGGCACACCTAATCTTTTCGCTATCGCTACTTGACTCGGTGTGAGTTTTATAGTTCTACGTGATCGAGTTCGAGAAGTTCCTACACCTTTGCTGGAACCTGCTACATTTTCTTTCACTTCTTTTTGAGTTTTCCCTAATTTATGAGGGAATGACTCAGCAAGTCTTTTATCTACTTCTTTATAATAATCATCCGAAGTAGGATCATAACCTTCGCCTTCTGTGAGCTGTCTATGGAATGCAAAAGCAGCAGTCGTCATAGCAAGGTCGTCGCCAAACCAAGTATTTTTATCTGCCCAAGCTTTCGCTTTTGGATCGGGCTGTATAGCCCTAGCAGGTTCTTGATATCTGGGAGCAACCTGTTGCTCTACCTGAGGAACTTCAATTTCGGTTTCAACTTCTTTAGGTCTTACCCTTTTTAAGCTTTCTTCCTCTACTGCCAACTTAGCCATATCCTTTTGGGATTCTAACAAAGCGTCTGTGTCACCTGACTCGTACGCTTTCTTATAAGCTTCTTGTGCTGAGTTTAGCTGAGAAGTAACTCGTGTACTGTATTCATCATATAGGTTCTTATCAGTTTTTGAAAGTTTATTTTTTGTTTTATTTAATTCGTCCTGAACAGACTGAGCATAATCTATCGCTGCTTGTTCTCTTCTTTCGGACTCTCTGACTTTATAAGTCAGCTTATTGATACGTTTTTTAACGCCTTCACTGTAATCTTCAATCTCATTTTCTTGTTCTGATTTTTTAGATACAGGTTCCTCTAATTCATTTTCGGTTTCTTCAATTTCACTTTCTGGAAGTTCTACTTCAGTACCTTCATCTTCTTCTATTGATTGCATAGCTTCTTCTGCCATGTTATTCTCCTTTTTGTGCGTAACGAAATTAAGCTGATTGTATGTCTTCGGGATCCGAGACAACAGCTAAAATTTCATCATCGTTTAATAAACGCAGTTCGCCACCTTCAATTTTGAGTCTAGCTCCTGCATACCTGCCAAATATCACCCAGTCACGTTCTTGACACCATGCCC